TGTTGGGCCACCTCATCTTGCAGGCCCGCGATTTCCTTCTTCTGGGTGGGCGAGAGGCTCCCGGCCTTCTCCACAGCCGATTGCAACTTGCGGTCAAACATGTTCTCGGCGGACTGCCGATCCAGTGTCTTCTGCTCGATGCCGGATTCGATCTGCCACCTACGAAGGTCGTTACTTTCCCGGGCAATCTGGCGCTGAAGCTCCATACGCGCAGCAGTGTCCGCGCCTACGGTAGACAGCCGCATCTGGAGCATGTCAAGACGATTCTTCGAGTTCTCAGCAGCCAACTGCGCACGAGCCTTGCGGTCCTCGTCATAGCGCTGATTGACCAGGAGGGTGTTTTCCTTCTTGGCCGCAGCCTTCTCTGCTCGCACAGGGGCGTTAACGATCTGGTCTTCGACGACTTTGGACGCCAGGGTACGGGCAAGAGGGTTCTTCATCCCCTGAGCAGCCCATGCAGTGGTATCCGCCTCGGTCGGCTCCGTGGTCGTCATCGTGGGGCCGACATCACTGGCTCCATAGGTCGTCTTTGCAGTCGGCCGAGCGGTGAGCCATTCATTCAGGGCTTCACGTTGACGAGCGGTCAATGCCTGCTGCTGTTGGACTGCATTGCCCTCGATATTGTCGGCAACAAGGTTGTTCAGGATCGGCACCAGTCCTGCCATCTTGGGAGCGCGCACATACTGACCGGAAACCATCTGCCCCTGAGCCGGTGCGGGTTGCTTGCGAAGAGCAGCAGCGCGCGACATGGCCTGCCGGATGGCGAACTCTTCGGGGTCCATGTTGGGGTCGAATACGTCAGCCATTGCGAACCTCAGTTGTAGTTGAAGCTGTTCGCCAAGGAATCCATGGCGTCATAGTCATAGCCGGAGTTCCCCCCACTGAACAGCCCGCTCAACCAGTTGGAACCACTGCTCAGGAGATTTCCGGCACCCCCAAGAAGACCGCTAATACCACCGAGGCCCTGGATAGCCCCCCCGAGAAGGCCCATGTTGGTCTGTCGATTGGCATCCGCAGCCGCCGCACCCGCGTTCTGGTTTCCTTGGGCCACCCGCAAGGCATCGAGTTGCGCCCGGTACTGATCACCAGCAGCGCCATAGATGTCGGCTGCGGGAGCGGTGGTGGCGCTGGTGTAGCTCCCAAACTTCGGCGTGAGATTCGTGCGCGCGCCCTCAAGGGCCGACATGCTGTCGTAAATTTCCTTGTTCTGGTTCTGGCGCAGAGCCGTGGCGAGGTTGGATGCTCGCTCAAGTTCGTTCACCCCCTGCTGACGGGCCTGCATGCCTCGATTGAAGACGTTGCCGTACTCTTGAGTACCGGCCAGGATCGCCTTCATGTCAGCGTCAGAGCGGGTATTGCCCAGTTCACGCTCTGTGAGATCGCTGATTCGAGACCCTTGGGTAATGCCCTGAGCGGCCAATTGAGCGCGTCGAGCATCCTCCGCCGCTTGAATCGACGGATTCTGAAGCGCCCGCATCGCATCGATGGTCTTCTGATCCGCACCGAAACCAGCATTCGGCATTCCAGGGGCGCCGGAAGTGATGTCAGCCGATCCCCATGGGGAGAAATTGCTCCGGTCAGCCAGTGCCCCCGTATAGGCACTCATGCCTCCGCTGGTGTTGTTCCAAGCCGTCTGGTCCTGTGGATTCAGGGAAGTCTGCTGGGTCCATTGACCGTTCGGGCCTTGGCTCCACGTCAGCATGCCACCAGGGCCATACTGGTTGGCTCGATTGGCGAGGGTCTGCTGGTTCGCCTGCTGCTGATTAAGTCCAGCCTGTTGCTGGGCAAGACCGGTGAAGTCCGGTGCGATGGGTAGTGCGGAAGCCATTACAGCGGTCCTCCAGAGTTATAGGTGTAATCAGTGCTGACCCACAGGAGTTCTGCTTTCGAGCGAACAGCCATGGTGAGAGACGCGGCCACGCCGATCCCCTGAGCCGAGTTCCAATCCCGTTGCGTCTTCAACGCCCCAGACCACAACGAGTGATCCCACAGGGCGATATCCCAGAGTGCCGTGGTCGATTCAGTCGGGATCGTGGAGACAGAAGCAATCTGGAACGAGAAGTCATAGGCAATCGACGACCCATATTGCGCATCCGCCGTGACGACGAAGTTAGGGCGGTAAATGCCTACTTGCTTCTGAGCAGCAGGTTTTCCGAAGTAGGTGTAGGCCTGCTGGCAGGCTCCAGCGATGTACGTCCCCGTCGGGTCACTCAACTGCACATCGTCAACATTGCCCTTCCAGGCCTGGAGAACCCGCCCATTTGCATCGCCGAAGTAATGCTTTCCGTCGAACGTGATCCAGCAGGAGGCTTTGTACCCCTGGAACTCGCACCATGACGAGTTGATGATGTTCTCTACGAACTGCACCGCTCCCAGCGTAGTAACTGAGGGGACGTTCACGAAGAGCAGGTTGATGTCTGGAGCAAAGTACAACTGCCACCCTTGGAGAGAACCAAGGGCAGTCGCAGCCTCTGAGAGAGGTTGCTGGACCTTCCGCGACTCCACCGTACCTTGAGCAGGGGTCGTCCTTGTGGAGGTCAGCATGTCATTCAGTGAGACAAGACCCTGCTGGGTAATGAACTTCACATCCCCGGCAACCTTCTCATAGAAGCGATGACCGGTCACAGGCGGACCCATGAAATAGACGCCCTGGAGAGACCAGGTTGACGCCCCATTCGGGTCCGTCCCCTTGTAGATCGCGGCTTCCCCCTCGGTGGAGACGATCACAAGGTGATCATCGGCCCCATCCCCATCGTCAACAGTCCAAGTCGTCAGACCAGCAATAGCACCTCCACGCTTGAACAGCGGGCCGAAGTCGAACAGGGTTGCTTCCCCGTAGACCTGATCGGGAGGGAGATACCAGCCAAAGCACGTTCCTTCTTCAGCCGCCCAAAGACGACGCTGATGGATGGTGCAGACACTCAGGGTCTTGGGATCGACGTTTTTCCAGGTGTTGGCAACGATGCCATCGCCCAGAACAAGTCGATGCACGCCAGTTGAGTTATACAGAATCCCATCATCACTACCGCTAAAGGCGACAAGTTGAGTTCCTCCAGAGTTAGCCATGCCGGTCGTGAACCAGATGGAAGTACTCAGACCCGTAAGAAGAGGTGCTCCAACAGTGCCCTGAGTCGTGGCGTTGTAAAGCTCGGTTCCTGACCATGCCAACATGGTCGAGATGCCATCCTGGCCGTTGTAGACAGCGAGCGTCCTGACATCGGCCGGCATGCCAATGACATGCTCTTCATATCCGAGACGAAGCTGGAGACCGTAAGCCTGAGGAACGAAATTGATGAGGCTGATGGCGTCCGTTTCCGGCATCCCAAGAAGGGAGTCGAAAGCGTTCAGGCCCCCAACAGGAGCCGGCACAGTGGTGATCTGTAGCGTGCTCACGGTGCCCCAGTGTTCCAAGAGCCGTCAGGAACATTCCACGGACCTAGGAACTGGGGCGGGTATCCGGGGGCCAGACTTAGAACCCCCGCGCCTGTATCTTTGCCGGTCAGACGATTGAAAAGAAGAACGAAATCAGCCTCAACCTTATCGGCAGGCATCTGCTTGAGGTTGTACCACTTGACCTTGGTGTACTTCACCAGAAGCCACGGGTCGAACTGACACACGTCAGAGTCGAGCATCACCATGGCCGTGTCATCGCCTGAGGCCTGATCGACCCAAGTCCCTTTGATGTACTCAACAGCAAAGGTATATGCAGTGAACGGCGCAGCAGGGACAGGCCAGATCTGAAGCTTGTTATCGTAGATGCGATAACGGGTCCGAGGGGCCGTCGCCATGAGGCCACCCTTGAGCCACGCCCACTCAGCAGGAGACTTCGGACCGAGCAGAGGCCAATGGTTCGTCCGGTCCCACTGGGTCATGTCCCGGGCATAGGACCAGTCTGCGGGGAGGTCGTAGGCCCCCTGCCCTTCGACCGTTGGGAACACCCATTCTGCGGTCAGCTGCTCCCAGGGATACAGAGTGGCGAGATCATTCCCCGCGGCATTCAATGCGGACAGCAGTTGCACGCTCTGAACATCGGTCGAGGAGACGATGGTATTCGGACGCGGAAGACCAAGCTCCCCCGCGACCTGAGTCAGAATTTGCAGGGCTGTCCAGTATTGCATTTAAGCCTCTTCGACGACCTTCGGCGGTCGGCCACGGGTCGGCACCGCGAGATTGCGCAGAACCTTCACTTCAGCCGCCAGCTCGGAAAGCTGGGTCTTGAGCGCCTCGTTTTCCTTCGACAGATCGGCAACCTGCTTTTCCATCACGAGCGCAGGAGCCTCGCCCTTCGCGGCCTGTAGGTAACGCTCACAGCGTTGTTTGATCTGATTCCAGCCCATGAACTTGGAGCCTTCCACGTCAGCCATGCCGACCAACTGCTCTACGGTCTGGACGTTGCATGCGTTGAACTCGGCCACCATGCTGCGGCCCATCCAAGTGAGTTCGCTCAAGGGGGTGCCCTCAACCTTGATCTGCTGCTTGTTCTGGTAAGCAGCCCACTGGCGGGGGAACCGCTCCTTGTATTGCTCCGTCACCCGGGCTTCGGTCACGTCACGCGAGCCGGGGATGATGATCTTGATGAAGTCCTTGTCCTCGAAGATGGGACGCCCCTCTTGAGTGGACTTGAAGTTGTTCTTCACGGGATGCTTGTAGAAAGCAACGACCAGCTTTCCATCGTCCTTGTACTTGGTGCCCTCGTCGTACAGGTCACCCTCGAACATTTCGGCCATGGATACTCCTAAAGAAAAGGCCCCGAAGGGCCGGTTGGGGAATCAGTTCTTGACCCAGCCGAAGCCGTTAGCCAAGATGGTCGCCTTGGCTACTGCACTGCCAGCGCCTTCCACGAACACGCCGTCAGTGATCGTCCCGGTAGCGTCGGCAGCACAGCCAGCGACACAGGTACACCAGGTCATGGCGTTCCCGTCCTCGTCATATCCGAGAGTGCCAATCGTGCCGATGTAGTGCTCACCCGGAAGTCCTTCGGCGGCCGTCTGGGGGAGATCCTGACGAGTACCGACATGGCCGTTCCACATCTCTTCGTTGGCACTCGTGAGCTTGTTGTACCCAATGGGGGGTTGGGCAGCAGGAGTGCCAACGGGGAACACCCCCGAGGCCACCGCTGCTGCATTGATGGTTGCGGAACCAATGGCGGACATGGTGTGTTCCTTTCAGGGGCCTTACTCGACCATCTTGCCTTGGTACTGCAAACCCGAGGCGGTGAGGTTGCCGGCCCAAGCCAGGATCTGCACAGCGGCATCTTGGTTGACCGACACACGGCTCGACGGCTCCAGCGGCACGAAGTTGCGATCACGGTGGGTGCGGAAGAAGATGTACTTCGTGTTGAGGAAGTACGCCGTCTTGGTGGGCATGAAGCCACCGATACCGCCGTCCAGCAGAACACTGGCGCCCATGAACTTCAGGGTTTGGAAACCCGCTTCTGCTTCAGTGGCGTTGGTGAAGCGCTGCTGAGCCTGGAGCGATTGGACGTAGTACGACCAGTACGCGTTGTCCAGAATGATCAGGTTCGGAGCGTCCTGACCGCGAACCAGTTTGGCCCAGAGCTGATCAAAGTAGCCCTGGATATTGGCCGAGGTGGTGGCTGCGCCGCCGTCCGTGGTCGCATCGAAGGTCTGGTTGCGCCAGAAGGTCCAGGTCGCACGGTCGATACCGCCCACAGTGCCAGTGGTGGGATCGGTGGCGACTTGCTTTGCCAGGCCATCGATTTCCTTACCGCCCGACCCCGTACCATCCGAATAGATCGACTGAGCGATCAGGTTCGCCATGGAGGCTTCTGCGACAGCCATCCGGGCCTCGATCAGGTCGATCATCCGCTCGGGGCCGGAGTTCTGGAGCTTGTCCAGACCCGAGACAGTCACCGGGCATGCGGCCTGCTTCCACACGTACTCCGCAGCGGACAGAACGTCCTGCGCCGCGATGGGGAGGGTTTCGTAACCGCTGTAAAAACCCGCATTGCCGTTGGCGGCGAACGAGAGTTCCTGGAGGATGGTGTTACCGCCCGAGACGGTGCGGCGGTTGCCGTTCTTCTTGATCCAAGTCAGAAGAGCATTGTTCTTCGTGACGTTATCCGCAATTTCCTTGGTGCGGGACTGGATCGTGGTAGCGATGATGTCGCTGATTGCTGCGTTGGCGAAAGCCATGATGTTTACTCCTGTATGGGTTGAATAGGCTCATCTGCCGGCTTTTCGATGGGTGCATCAATAAGCACTTCGACAGGGGCTGGCTCCGCCCTTACAGGAGTCTCAATTGGCGGGGGCGTTATTCCCATGAGCCGATTGAACATTTCACGCATGTTATCGACCTCCGTGGGAGGCAAACGCCGCCTCAATAGTGGCTCTCAAATCAGACGAATCTACGTCAGTACGGCTCGGAGCAGGAGCACCGCTGATCGAAAGCGATGCACCAAGCGCCTTCTGGGCAGCGCTATTCAGGTTTTGGGCCTTGCGCTGCTGAATTGCCTGGGTCTCTGCCGCCTGTGCTTCAGGACTCATCTTTACCGCCTGATTATAGGCGTCGTCAATAGACAGGTAAATCCCTTTGGACGCTTTGAATTCGATCAGGTCGGCCATTTCGTCTTGCACCGTGTCGAAATGCGGATATTTCTCCGTATTCGCCCGCATAGCATCCACTTGGCTTTGCAGGGATGCATTTTCAGCGGCCATCTGTTGCCGCTCCCGTGCCGTCAGGGTTTGGACGGTTTCCTGCAAAGGGCGCAAAGCCTGCTGAATTCGCTGATCCAGAATGGACGCAGGGTTGTTTTCCTCGGGATTTCCGCCCGAAAGCGCCTCATCGAGCGCGGCAACGTCAATTCCGTAATCGGAGATCAATTTCGCCATCATCTTCGCCCGCGTACCCATCGGGGCCGAAGAAAGGACATGATCCACATCCAACAGGCTCTTGATGGCCTGCATGGGTTGTGCGCCCGCTGCCTGGAGCCGGGGCATGTACGGACGAAGCGTGTTGGTGAAGTTCTGGGCGATCTCCCGCGCTGGGGCAGACGTCTGCATTGCCTTGGCGATTTCCCGTTCCCGACGATGGATCTCTGCCTTCACCTCAGGGTCTACCGTGGCCCATTTGGCCTTGAGGGGGGCCTTCCATGCAGCAGGGGCACGATCACCGGGCGCGTGCTCTTCTGTGGCTTCCTTGGGCTCCTTGGCTTCCTTCGGGTCTTTCGCTTCGGGCGCCTTTTCCGGCTCCTTCGTTTCTTTCGCTTCCTTGGGTTCCTTTACCTCTTTCGGCTCTTCGGCCTTGGGTTCGGGAGTTTCGGGAGTGGATTCGACCTTCTGAATAGCCGATTCCAGGGCGGTGCGAAGTTCTGTCTTCGGTTCGTCGTCCTGGACGATTTCTTCTTGGAGCTGGGCGGTAGTCACGTCATGTATCCTTTCATTTTGGCGGCCTTGAGGATTTCGCCACGAATAGCATTCCTGTCCGGTTTGTATTCAGAGGCGGATTTCATAAACGGGAGGCCGGCCAATTCCCGGTTATTCACAACCTGATGCCTGGCATTGTGCTCCCTCATCCCCGCTTTGCCGGAATAAACCTTCCGGTCAATTGGCGAGACGAAGGACTCTTCATCCCCAAAAACCCGGGCTGTGTAGGTTTTCGAGCCCTCGTATTCCAGGTGTTCCGGGGAGCCCCGTTCAAAAGAACGACCATCCGGGGTGTAGATCCATGCTTTTCTCATATCACCCCAGGAATTCGACTTTGATATGCACAGAGAACTGCATCGGCGTTGCACCCACGGAGGCATATCCGCTGGTGGTGTAGCCGATATTGCTGCCCTGCTGCGCGCTAATAATTGCAGTCCCACCGGAATGCAGCCCGACGAGGTTGGTCGTGCCTTGTGCGGTAATGTTGTTGTCCTGCACAACGGTGCCTGTAGTAGCCTCCGTGTAGGACACGCTGACGCTCGGCATCGTCGAGGAGGTTGTTGCCGCTTGCGAGATAACGACAAACGCCGACACGCGATACATGCCGCTGGTCGGCACGGCGTAAAAGGTCGGCGAGTTGACATTCGCAGACTGCGCTGATTTGCCATCTACCGCGACGATTGCGGGCAAATTGGCGTCAACATATTCCTTGGTGGCGAGCGACAGAGCATTGGCCGGCGCGTAACCCGTCCCTGCCGCCAGGTCGGTATTGCTGATCGACAGGCGATTAACACCCCCCGTGGAGAACTGCTGAGCTGTCACCACAGCAGCCGTGCGATCCACCCCCCAAGCTTCATTGGCCGTGTTGCCGGCGTCATTGATGGCGCGGAAGGCGATGCGGTTTGCATCGGCGAGCCAGTTCCACTTCTTGGCGTCAGCTCCACCACCGGTGTAGTTGATCTCCAGGACCGGGATCGCACTGGCAACGCTTACCGATGGAGTGGCAGAGCCCCCGGCACCAGTGAACGTGTGCTTTGCCGTCCAGGTGGGAACAATGGTCTGATCTAGAGCCGGAGCTGCGTCCGAGCGCATGAACGTGGCCGCGGTGCCGTTCTTCGCCGTCAGGCCGACAGTCACCGAGGGGTTAGCAGGAGCCGGGCCATGCCCAGCGATGCGGTCCCACGCCGCGCCGTCATAGATCAGCCAATCACCTACCCCGTAGGCAACCGACCCGCCACCGAGGTTCTGAGTACCCGCAACATCGCAGATATACAGATCACCCTCCGTACCAACCCCGTCCGCCAAAGTGGGGGTGTTGGTGGTGGCATTCCAATTGCCCTTATAGGTGACATCCCCCACAGGCATTTGAGACGTGGGGATCTTTCCAGATCCATCCAGGGACGCGACCCCGTTGGGTTGGCCGACTTCAGTCGCTTGGACTGCTCCTGCGTCGCTCAGGGGAAGAGGAGTTGTGGCCGAGACGGCAACAGGATTGCCGTCAGCGCCTTCGTAGCAGAGAACAACGGTGCTCATTCTTGTTCCTTACGGCGCCGGGACGCCTGCTGGCAGAGGATTGGCGGCGGACACGGCCACGGGGGTTCCGTTCGGGCCGATGAAGCATGCAATGACGTACATATCAAATTCTCCTTAAATAATCACTCAGAGGATTTCTGTTGGGCGGCTTTTTCCTGCAATTCCAATTGCTGTTCGCCTTGAGCTTGCTGCATTGCAAGATCCTGCTCATGGCTTTGGATGTCCATCGCTCCCTTGATTTGATCCCGCTCGACCTCTTGCTGGAATTTGCGCTCTGAGAACATGAGTTCCATTTCCTTGGACATCTTCTCCAGCTGCATCTTTGCGCTCATCATTTGCAGTTCCATCTCGGCTTTACGCTCGGCAAAGGTCATTTCCTGCTGCTTTTGAGCGACTTCGATTTGCGACTTTTCACGCTGAATTTGCAAATCCTGCTGCTGCGCCTGGGCGTCCAATTGAGCTTTCTGCTGATCCTGCTGCGCCTTCATCTGCAAAGCCTGAATCTTGGGATCTGGAGGAGGAGGAGCCGGGGGCTTGCCTTCAAGCAACGTCAATTGCTTGTCGATCATCCCCTCAATATCTGCTGCATTGTGGAATCGTGCAATTCCCCACTTGAACAGACCGAGAATGACAGGTTTGATCTCCGGGATTTGAGAAGCCATCGGCATTGCTTGCCCGATGAAACTCGAGGCGGCCGACATGAATTCGATTGCGTCTTTCTTCTCCAACGCATAATCAGCCTGAGCCATTGAACCGGGCTCAATCTTTACCCGCCAATTGAATCCAGCCTCACTCTTCAATAGAGCTATTGCATCGGGCACGAATTCGTCATTGTCGGTATAAACAATCCCGGATTTCTCGATCAGGATCTCAGGGGTGAAGTGTTTAACTTGAATCTCACCCTTAATCCGCAGAATATCCCCAGCAAACCTCGCCACTTCGTCTTGGAGGTCTTTAATCCGCACAGATGCGAATTGAGCCTTGATTTCCTGCGCGCCGAGGGTTTCAGATGCTTTAGAAGCTCCACGGACAATATCCGAAATACCCGTGAGTTCGTAAATCTGGGCCTTTACCTCTTCCCGGGCTCGCATCAGTCGTTCCTGAGCTGCGATTACCTCTGCCAGCGGCATCCAGGAAATAACCCCGTCCAATCCGCCCTTTTCAGCAAAAACAGCCCAGTTATCCACCGGAATAAGGGTGTTTTCGACCTGAGCAAGCATGTTGTTCAGGTTGTTGTAATTCCCCTTGTCGAAGACACCAATGACCTTGATGGCTTCGTTGATCTTGGAAATACGCTGATTCAGTTGGTCCAGCTCGTAATACTGGTCCTGGCACATGTAGAAGTCAGGACGGGGCATTAGCCGGTCGTTCACCAGGTTGGCAAACATCGGCATTGGACATGGTTCAAACGAGGTCAGCTTGAGGTAGTCGTCCTTCTCGTCCAGGATTTCAGAACAAGACGGAGAGAACCAGATGCACTTGCGGGTCTGACGGTCCCAGATTTCATAGACATAGGCTTGCTCGATGATGTTCTGTTCGAGCTTGACCTGATTGTCTTCATCGATCTTGGTCGGATTGGTGCTGAAACTCGTCAGCTTGGCTTTGTCTTCACCGAACCGGGCCTTGAATCTCTCGAAGTCCATACAAACGCCTCGGGAGACCCATCGACGCTCGGCCCATGTCCTACAGGGGGACCAGAAGAAATCATCCCAATGGACGTAATCCACCGCGACGCGTTGTGATTTGATCCGCTGGGGGGGAGGAACGGGAAAGCCATCATCCGAACCTGCGGGACCGGGGACGTTCGCGCTTGAATCGTCGCTGATCTGCCCTCCTTCACTCTCTGGGATGTCTTCAGTATCCGTTTCTAGGCGAAGCCACGCACACCCGAGTCCGGGGACGAGCCGATCAAACACCGCTTGTCTCATCACCCCGTCAAAGCAGTCGTTGGGGTCGTTTAGATCCTGTTGGAGGGTTCGCTCAAGGACAAGTCCTGCAACGCGGGCCACGTCATCTCGATAGTCTGTATATCGACGGGAAACAGAGGCTTTTGGGATCTGGCTGTACAACGAACTCTTCATGATGTTCGTATTCGCCCAAAACACATTGAACCTCTTTTGCATCGAGGTCGCAGCATCACGCTCGTCCTGATACCTTTTGGTCGTCAATTTCGCCCGCTTGATGAATTCTTCCTTTTCCTTTTTGGCGGCGTTGATTTCACTCTCCCACCTTTGCTTAGGAGTGAGTTTTTTCGGGTCTTTGATAGACGTGACGACGGCGTTTGTAGACATTATTGGATCCTCTGGGTGACTTCCAGATTCCTTCTCATGTAATCCCCATGAAGGGTTTCCAGGTTGTACCCGGATTCATTTGCAATGATGATTTGGCTGTCCATATCGCTCGAAGTCTTCGGAACCGAGCTGGGATTTGCCACCACGCACATATATCCAAAGGCATCGGCGAAGTCTGACGACCAATCGTGAACCGGTTGTTCGGAAAAGATCATCTTTTCCTCGTCCCATTCCCTTCGATAAGCTTTCAAAGCCTCCAAAAGATCACCAGTGACGGAAATATCCGGGGTTTCAGGTGCGGCAGGAGTGCAATCGATGGTAATTGCGGGAATTGTCTTTCTGACAGCTGCTAAACGATCCCGAACCTTGTGATTCGGGACAATTCGAGGGCGAATTCCACCGGAAAGGAACTGTTCTACAACGGATTTACCAGTTTGGACGTTTTTAGCCCTTGCATCGTGAGGTAGCCAGACCTCTCCAATGCCTCCGCCGGCTTCTCTGGCCTGATCGGCGAATTGATGAAGGGAGCCAATGTGGTAATCAATATCCGCTCCGACAGCAGATTCGACATTTACCACGTTGATTTGCCCATTTGGAGCTACTTGCCATGCAACCCGGACCATGGCATCGGTAAAACCAATGTCGTACGCGAAATTCGTGAGCAATTTCGGGTCGTAGAGGGGTTTGGACCAATCCCCTTCCATGTTGTACGCCCTGCCTTCAGCAAATAGCGTATTGACTTCGTTCGCGTAAATGGCCCCTTTAAGAGCCGAATCGAAGGAACAGAGATATTCCTGGGCAAATTCCTCCGGGTCCATGTCCCGACGCAATTCGGCCAATTCCTCGTTGTGAATCAGACCGGAGGTATCTGCCCGCAAATGGGTCAGATGGTATTCATCCGGGTATCTCTGGGCCTTTTTGAAAACGTCATAGAACAAATTCCGGCCACGAGGGGTACTTGCGAACACCCCCCAGCCGTGACGGTCAGAAAGAGCAGGTCGGATGATTTGAGTAAACACCGAAGGACGGAACATGGCGTATTCGTCCATCACCGCCCCGTCCAGGTAGAACCCCCGCAACGAATCGGCGTTATCCGCACCCAGACAGTAGATGGTGACATCGCCTTTAAGCGACACCTTAAGTTCCGATTCACTGGGAGGTTTGGCCCACCAGGGCTCAGAGTAGTCCTTGAGGTACTGCCAGGCAATGCGTTTAGCTTGAGTGAAGGTCGGCCCGAGATATGCATACTGAGGCCGGGGGCGGTTGATAGGGGTTCGAGCAGCAAGAACGATATCGTTGACCAGGGAAACCGTCTTCCCTGCCCGACGATGGGTCAGGACCACTCCCCACCGCTGGGAACGGTTGTGGAAGGGAACAAACGATTCCCGAGGTGTGTAGTCCTTGCGGGCCGCCATCAGTCCTTCTCTTTCACGTTGATGTCGTCCACAACCTGATCCCGCTCCTGATAAGCCAATCTCCGAGCCTGCAACCATTCAGGCCACTGCCCAGATTCATCCTTCTTCGTGGTCGGCATGGAAGCCAAAACAGGCGCGATAGTCGGAGCGATCTGTTTCCCGAAGATTTGAAAGAACTGCCCCGGGTTCTTATCAGCCCACAAAGCCAAACGAGCCGTCCCACCAATCAACTCAAAAGCATCCTGGAAGCTCTCAGCCGCTTTCTGGTTCCGCAAAGCACGAGGCAACTTCACCGAATGCAGACCCCTCTCCATGAGGGCCAGCATCTCAGGGGACATCTGAACCCCATTCAGCTCCACAAGCTCCGAAGCCATATCAGCCAAATGACTGGCCTTATCCGGCTCAGGCAATGGAGCAGGAATCATGGGAGTCAATTCGGAATCGCTCATGCCGCGAATTGTATGAGCAAGTCCAATTTTTAAAAAATATTGTAGGGAAAAGCGACCCCGCGCTATTCAGGAATTGAAAAGACGAAGGGGGGGGGGTCTTTTTATAGGGGATG